GCAATCGCACTTGCAACGAGAGAATCGTAGAGTTTCTTTCGGTTCTGATATTCGGTTTCCAGGTCTGCCATGTTTCCCGTGGCTGTCGGGTCCGGAGTTGTCGTCGGAAGCGGCGATGCTCCGATAAAGGCCGCTGCCGCTGCCTTTGCCGCTGTTGTGGGTGGCCCTTGTCCGTCCCACGCCCATGAACGGGGTGTAAACCAAGACGGTGCGGGGCATTGCTGAAAGTTTGGAAGCAGGTCGGCTCCCATCGAGGGGGAGTCGGTGTTACCGGGAAGGGGATTGGTTCCCGCCGCAATCTGTGTCGCGACGTATCTCCACCCGGCCGTGCAGCTCACACACTTGGTGCCGTATGGACTCAAAAAGCTTCCAGACGGACACACTGGCTCGCCAATCTGAAAACAAAGTCCGCCTTGTGCTATCTGACCTGTTCCCGACGGACACTGTGCCATCGTTCCGTTTCCGCAGCCAGTTTTAACCGCGTCCAGTGTGCCTGTGAGACACACCGGGTCTACGCCTTCCGTTGTTTTCATGCAGATGGGACGAGACCCGGGACCCCCCTGCCATTCAGTCCTCGTTTTGAATGCCGTTCCGCTTGGACACGACGGAGAGCTCGAAAGAGTATCGTTAACGCCTTCGCGGTATCCGAACACAACAAGTGCGAGCACCAGTGCCCCAAGTAAGAGCTCAACCCGCATTGTATTCAGGCAACATTTACGTCGGCTACGCAATAGCGGTAGTAGATGCACTTGCCCACGGTATCACTGTGACGAGTAATCTCCACAATGTCGCCTGGCCTTGCACCAATAAGGCGAGCCTGGATATCCTGCGAGTCGATCCACGGGAGCTGGTCCTCCGGCTTCACGATTCGGTTCTTGTCCAGGACAAGCTTCGCCTCCTCAGGTGACAGAATCCGGTGAGGCACGGACATGCGGTGGGTCGTAATGTCCATCTGCAGCTCGCGAAGATGGAAGAACTGAACAAACCCCTTTTTCGGTGCAGTCGCCCGAATAATGTTCAGCAGGTTCTCGGACGGCTTTGACGATGAAACCACGACCATTCCGTTCGTGAACTGATTCTCCTCAGCGTAGGCAGTGAATGTATTCACGTCACGCTCGAGCATCTTGTCCTTCTGACTGAAGATGACGAGAACGTCACCCATTGTGTACACGTTGGCGTCCTTCAGGGTGGTGGAGACCGTCTTGGTTTCGGTTCCGAGCTTACGCCGCTCAAAGAGGATACGCAGAATTGAGAGAGCCTTGTCCTCCATTGTGTCGTTCTGTCTAGTAGCCTGGAAAGAGTTCGTTTTTTATACCCGAGTTAGAACAATGCTTCACATTGCTGCCCTCATTGTCGGGGCTGTTGTTCTTTGGGCTGCGTGGACCATGTCTGGAGCACAGAGCAAGCGTGATCCTGAACTGCTAGACCGGTCTCAGGACCAGCGGACACAGACGGTTGAAAACTCGTCGCACGAACAGCGAACAAATCACATGCCGTTCACGTCCTTTGTTGACGCGGCCACGGGAATTGCCACGCCGTGGCGAGTGAACGCATATACAGCGGTGATGTGAGAGGATATAATGAAGATTCCAAAGGCACTCCGCGAACAGGTATGGATACTGAAAGTCGGACAGAAGTTCGAGACCAAGTGTAAGATTGTCTGGTGCACGAACCGCATGAATGTGTTTGATTACCAATGTGGTCACAACATCCCTGAATCCAAGGGCGGTGAGACGACAGTTGACAACCTCGTGCCGATTTGCGGGCGGTGCAATATCAGCATGGGGAATCACTACACCATCGACGAGTGGAATGCCAAGTTCGCAACGCACACAGGGTGGCGACGGGTTTTCAGGTGCGGTTGTTAAGTGAACAATGCATGCATTTTATATCAATCTCGACCGACGCATAGACCGGCGCCTCGAGTCGGAGGAGGAATTCAGGAAGATGAACCTTGACGTTGAGCGATTTTCGGCCGTCGAGTACAGCCCGCCGTCTATCGGATGCAATCTCTCCCACATTGAAGTATTGAAGCTTGCACGTTCACGTGGGTATGCGTCAGTCATGATATTCGAGGACGACTTTCAGTTTATCGTGAGCAAGGAGGAGTGGGACGAGTTGATCACACGCCTCCCGGAAAGCTACGACGTTGTGATGCTATCCTATAATCTCATTGATGCAACTCCGCATAATGAAACCTTCGACAGGGTTCGCGGAGCCCAGACCACGAGTGGATACATTGTCCACTCTCGGTTCTACGATACGTTGATTGCCAAATGGGAGGAGGGAACTCGACTGTTCAAGGAGAACCCAGCGGTCCATTGGGTCTACCTGCTCGATCAGTATTGGAAGCCGCTGCAGCCGATAAGCGAATGGTACGCCTTCAAGACCCGCATTGGAATTCAGCGTCCGAGTTTCAGCGATCTTGCTGGTCAATTTGTCGCACACGGTTGTTGATGTATCCTCGCTGGAACCACGGACTGAAGACGCGCCTTGACATCGCCAACGCGTTTTCGGCAATGAGTCTCGCCTCCTCATCGTGTGTCATCAGCCACTGGATTTTTTCCAGGAGGTCGGAGAGGTCGTATTGAATAGGCACATAGTTCACCATCGGTCGCAACTCTGTATCCGCCCACCAACGGTTTCCTGGGTGTGTAATGAGAATCGGCACAGACCCTGTCGCAAAGGCCCACTGACCATTCGATGCGGGAGTGTTTCCATCCACAATCAATAGAAACTTATAGTTGATCTGCTCTTCGACGCTCATACGCTCGCCGAAGTGTGCATCCGGAATCACATTATCATTGATAGGCCAACCGCCCCGAGTGAAGCGAACGTCTGTATTCGGAACTTCGAACAGTGTCTCCACCACCTGCATCCGAATTGACGGGCGATAGAACCCGCTGGAACCACCTCGCCACATAACAATTGCCTTCTTTTCGCTCCACGGAATCTGAGGCAATGCAAGACCATGGTCAAACACATGATCACTCCACGGCATGAGCAACAGACTCTTGCTACGGAAAGACCGCGATGAATGCATGCACACCACTGGCAGCGTGCCGGGATATGCTAGCGTCTCAAAGTGTGCATAGGTGCGTGCGGGTGTGACAACCGTCTCCGTCCGTCCTAACGATGCGGTCATGCGGTCATATTCCTCATCTCCAATCACTCCGTCTGACTTGGGAAGAATTGCCGTGAGACGATTCGACCGAATACACTCGAGTACATATCGGTGCATGGACCCGTTCACATAGAATCCGCAGTCGGGAGATGCCCATGCGAAATCAAGGCCGGGAGGTATGCAGACCGTATTGCGCGGTATGTGTAGAATGGAGGGCCGATGGTCCGCCGGATACCAATCAAAGGGAACCCCGATTGATTCTAGGTATGCCCACACGTTCACCTCCCACGTAAGCTTCTGAATAGCGGGATACTCGCGGAGATACGTATCGTACAGACGAAGCAGCGAATCACGGTCTCCCAAAAAGAAGCCTCCACAGAAACGCCAGTTCACCGTGTCCCACACCACACGCTTCGTCCAGCACCCGGGGAAAAACAAACACGTCGGAGGAAGCTGGGAGTGATAAATGGCCCGTAGCTCGTCGGCGGACTCTGGATCGCGCAACACGTGGTAAAGATTGAAGTCAGCCCACGCGTAATGGGTGGAGGTATGCTTCCCTGACTCAATTGCCCGTTTCACGAACTCAATCTTCGCATTCATCAATATCAAAAAGTTACGAGTGTCGTGCACATCTGACCGAGTCTCGGGCAGTCCCTGTGGCGAAATCGGAAAGAGTGTCAGCTCTTCAAGCGAGATTGTCTCAACCACTCCATTCAAAACTTCGGGGAGGTCGTCGCGAAACTCTGGGCTGACGAATACGTGAAGACGAACGCCGGTTGCATTGAGCTGTTGGAAGTAGCGAAGTCGGTCCTCTTTTGTCTTGTCTTTTGCTCGGACCTCTCGGAGGTCAAGAAACGCAGTAACGAAAGTGACTGTCATTTAGGAATCACCGCCGTTCATACGTAAATGCCGCTTTCACTGACGGTTGACTTGGTAGGAGGGCTGGGAAACCAACTGTTCCAGCTCGCTGCCCTTTTGCACGTAGCACGCCTCACGCGTCGGGTGCCGTATATTCAGAGCCTTGCGAACCCATCGCCGCATTCGAAGCTGTCGTATTTTGACACGATCCTACGTCGGTTCAAGAGTCTGCACTCGAATGTGAAGCCGACGTCCAAAGTTTCAGAGCCATCCATGGCATACGCAGACTGGCGTGGTCTTCTCCTCTGGAGCCCCAATCCGGAGATGAATGGGTATTTTCAGGATTGGCGGTATATCGACCCAGACTTTGTTTCTCGATTGCACTTCTCACCCGATGTGCTGGCTCGCTATCCTGCCAAGGAGCGTATATTCCTCCACATTCGAGGCGGGGATTATGTTGGGCATGCAGTCCACGGCCTCCGTCTCGACGACTATTACCAACGCGCCATTGCCCACTTTCCAGATGCGCACTTCCTTGTGGTGACGAACGACATTGAGTATGCAGTGTCTCGGCCCTGGTTGGCCGATGTGAAGTACACGCTTGTCATGGAGTCGGAGATTGATACATTGTATCTCATGAGCCAGTGTGCGGGTGGCATCTGTGCCAATTCATCCTTCTCGTGGTGGGGAGCCTTCCTGAATCCAGACCGAAAAATTGTGATGCCCGACCAATGGTATGTACCTTCATGGTACGTGCAGTCCGATTACTACTTTCCGGGCGTTATCAAATGTCAAGTGTAAGCACCTTTGATGGCGGAGGAGGTGGCATGGTTCCAGCTGCTCGGTGGGCAAGCACCTCGTCCCAGAACTCGCGGAGGGCCGGAAGGTGACGGGGCAACCACGTTGTGTCCTTGGGAAGGAACTCCTTCTTCGTGGACAGTAACAGCCAGAACACATACTGTGGCTCACGGTCCGTCACCGTTGGCACCCACTCGTGCAACGCCATGTTTTGGGGCTTATACTCGACTGAATTGTCGTCAAAGACTGCGAGAACTCCCTTTGTTTCCGTCGAGTTCATCCACTCGGAGGAGAAGACTTGCTTGAACCTGAATTCAACATACTCACATTCGTCAATGCCCGTGCACTCCATTTGCATCTGCATCTGGTGCACGTAGGCATCCGGAATTCCCTCTGTCTGAGGACGCGAGAATGGGCATTTGAACTCGACCAATCGTCCACGCCGCCGGACGTCCGTTGGGTCGTTTGGAAACACAATGCCATCGGGCGACGCACCAAGAAAGGAATGGACCGGGTGCTGGACACAGGACACGTCCACAATTTTACACTTTGTCTCGGCTTCGTACAGTGCCTTTGCGACAGGTTCCATGCGAGTTCCCCAGATTAAGGCAAGAGCAATGTTCCCACCGGTGGGCTGCGGTGGGGTAAGCTTGCGGACCACCAAGGCCCGTCGCGTCTCTCCGCCAGTAAACACACCTGACACCTCCGATGCCGTGACCATCTCACCTCGCTTGGCGTGCCACGCAGATGTCCGCTGGTCATTCATGCCGTAGACCCGGATCGTTCGCCGCACACATCGGTCGCGAGTCCATATGCGTCCCAGGTCTCCCTTCATCGCCTCTTCGGCTGCTGCAAAGACACGGCGGCGGGCCTGCGTATAGCTGAGCGTCGGAACCAGCAGAGTCAGAAACATGATGAGCGGTTTCAGGCGGTTCTTCATGTGGGTATACGGCGGTTCCTTCAACCATTGAGTGACAACATCTTCCATTGCGTTTATTGATGCGTCACGTTGGAAAACTCATTTTCAGTGCTGGAACACAGAATCGATATGGAGACGATTCAAAGCAAGGACCAATGGGTTCTCCACCGTCTGGAAAAGTTCTACTCTGACCCCGAGAATTTCCGCCGCGTAGAGGAGGTCCTGTCGGGGAAGTCGCGGTTAAGCCTCAGGTTGCTGGATTGGTTTGTTACCAATTACTCAAAGAAGCACAATGTTTCGTTCATGGCTAAGTCAAACCATCACGTCATTGTGTACCTGGTCTACAAGTCTCACCTCAAGGCGTACAACAAAAAGATGTTTGACCCGTTCTGCCGATGGAAGCGTATCCAGTTCCGCGGCCTGGATACCACAGTGGGGCAGCTGAACTTCTTCGAGTGGGCCATTCAGGACGAGGTGCTTGATTACCTGGATGCTCACTATGACGAGATCCATGGAGACATGGAAGAGTGTTCGCATGTGGTTCAGCCCAAGGACTCCGAGCGTCGTAAGCGTCGTGAGCTGAGTCGTTCGGCCACCAAGTCCGTTCGCATTCACGATGTCCCCGTCAAGATTACCTTCGATTAGTGATAATGGAGCCGCCGCCGGAGGTGATCGGCGATTCTCAACAGGCTGACATTAAACCGACTGTCGAGGAGGAGGAGAAAGACGACCTCTACGCCGTCCCACCAGACACTGCTGCGAAGGTAACGGACACCGAGGCCACGAAGGACGAAGGTTTCAAGTTCAAAACACAGGCCCCTGCCGCTGAGGCCCCCGCCGCCGCGGTTCCGCCACCACCGCAACCTATTTCTCGCGACCCCCCAACTAGGTGGGCTAGCCGTGTGCCGACCACGTCGCCGAAATTTGACTTGCTGAGATATGCGAACAAACTTCTTAAGAGCAATCACCAGCTTATCCAGTTCGTATATAAGTGTGAATTCAGGGGCAATGGTGGTGAGATTTTGGTAAAGGAAGACGGATACAATGCTAATTTTCGCAAATCGTATGATCTCGCTAGAAACCCGCACGGAAGAATTCAACCAGTATTTGGACTCTTGCGATTGGTGCTCCCGTCAGGTGCACATCACATTGTGCCATATCTTATGACCGGCACGGAAGCTACACCGACGGTCTGGTTTCTCGAACAATACGATACGACCTTTTGGTGGTTGTACGAGAACCCAGACTGGCACAAGGCAGTTGCAGACAGCATGTTCAAAGGCGCCGTCGGTGTTCGGGCGTACGTAGAAGCCGCAGACAAGATAACAAACGGAAATAGGATAAAATACACGGACATACCGGGTATAACGGGAAACTCGGTTGACCTTCAGAAGACTACAGAAAACAAAAGCGCAGAGACGTGTGTTCCATGGTCATTGGTGATTCTGAAGTATCTCCTGAATCCGCAGTCGATTGGATTGGATAGTAGTCTCAGAATAACGAACCTGGCGACAGCTAATCCGGCTGACTTTAATACGATGTACGAAGTTCTCTATAGAAAACGCGATGATATGTTGAAGTGGGTTCAGGGC